GATTCTGTGGCATACCGCCTGCCATTGGACCCATGATCTTCATCGCCTGTGCTTGGTAGCGGGCTTGAACGATCTGAAGTTCTCCCTGTAGCTGGGCATTTGCCAGCTGCATCTTGCGGTTGTTCTCGAGCTGCTTGGAAAGCTCGGCGTTCTTGTACTTCTCTTCCTGAACGAGGTCGAGCTCCAGTTCGTTGAGGAACGTAGTGTCGGAGATCTTCATCGCTTGGTTTGCCTGCATCATGAGGGCAGACCGCTGGAGATCATCAGCCATACGGAACCGAGTGAACTCGATGTCCGGAGCCGGCCAATCCATGTAGTTGGCGATCCGCTTCAGAACGAAGTCACGACAGAACGTGAGGAGATCGGTTCGATAGCCCTGGAACTGGTTCTCGAGCATTCGCATCGAGACATTCGAGCCGGAGTACTGAAGGCCACCGAATACGAACTCGATGGGCACGTGCATGCCAGCCACGATTTGCTCAGACCAGGCACGCATCTCCTGGTGGAGCATGAGCGCCTTGCCCTCACCACCGACAGTCTCGTTACCGATTGGGATAGGCAGAATCGGGATATAGTTCTGGTCGAGCTTCCACTTCTCGATTTCCGCCTCGATACGACGCCGCCACAGACTGAGGTCGATTGTCGAGTACGGATCCGAGGTTCCGCTTCCGGCCTGCGGGAACAGAATTCGGAGAGGGACGATATATTGATTGGCGATACACTCCTGCGCCTTCCGGAGGATCTGAAGGTAGTAACTGTCCTTCAGAACGGGAAGAATGAGGGGCATGCCCCATCCCATGTCCTTCTGAGCGATCGTCGGGCGCTTGAGATGGCACATCTCCCCTTCACGCATCTTGAGAGTCTTAGACTCCCTGAGAGCGAGAATGAACTCATTGGGGATCTTCTCGATGACGTGTCGCTTCCCCATCATGATGTCGTTCTTCAACGATGTGGGGATATCGAAGAAGTAGTCCGTAGAGTTCGTAACCTCGTTGTGTTCGATGGTGATGTGTTCTGGATTCCACCGAACGATCTTGATGCCTTTGAGGTCCTTGATGTTGAGGTCTTCGACACCAGCTTCGCCTGTGATTTGGCAGGCTGGACAGGACAGGTAGAAACGGTAGTTGCGGAACTTGTAGATCGCGTTCTTGGCGAGCTGCTTGGCCTTGCAGGTTGAGCAGATGAGTGATTTCTGAATGGGCCAGTGAATCGTGATGAATGCGTTGCCGTAGCAGAAGTAGTCGAGACCTACCTCGATAAGGGTGTTACGGAGCTTCAATCCGGTATCAATCAGCTTCATCCACTTGTCGCGAAGAACCGAATCGGCTTCCTTGACGAGAATCTGAGTGACTGGATACTCGGCCATCTTGTAGGTCACCGCGTTGATCAGCGGATTGACCATGAAGTAGTACCGACACCAGCGAAACATCTGCTTGACGCTGGTGGGCAGATACGTATGCCCAATGTCGAAGAAGGGAGACGGGTACCGCATGGTCCCGCTGTTGCCTTGGTTGTGGACGTTGTCGAAGCGAGTAGTGCTTCCGACAAAACCACTTGCGGTTGCACTCACGCGACACCTCCAACAACCTGATCAGGCATCTCGGCCTTTCGTAGAGCTCGATGAGGAGCTGTAGCTACACGCTCTCCGATGATACTTCCTCCAATACCGCCAATGATGGCTCGAGGAATTCCGAATCGCTTCATCGGTAGGTGTGCCATGGCTCCCATACCCATCAAACTTCCAATCGTTCCTCCGGCAAGCCCACTCACGCGTTCACCGCGAGAACGGTCGAGTCCATGAGGATCTTGTTGGCTTAACGCACCAGGAAGAGATGCGGCGGTAAGGCCGGTAAGAATTCCTTTATCGCCGACGGGGAGATATTTGGTGACGCCCTTCCTCTGATTCCATGGAAGTGCAGCCTCGCCGTCGACACTATTATTGCCCCTACCCATCCATGTCGCATCCGGGCGTTCTTTCCAGACCTGTTTCCCGGCCTCGTCTTTCAGCTTCTGCCTGACGAGAACCTTCTGCCCTTTGTGCATGACGGGGGCACCCTTCACCATCTTTGGAACTTCGTGGGTTGCCGCCTCGTACAGACCAGATGGTTTGTTCCATCCAGAACTGACCCACTTCTTGGCGGTACGTCCAACATCTCCCAGAAGACCGGAGATTTTCTCGAGCTCGTCGCTAAAGGCATTGAGCGTTGTATTGTCGATCATGAGGTCACCAGCCAATCTTTGAGGTCGGTGAGTTGCTGATTTTTCTGTTTGCGCCGAAGGCGCATATAATCCACAGCTACTATCAGCTTCGCCGCTTCAATGTCTTCGCCGACTTCGTTGACTACGATTTCAGAGGCCGGTTTGTCGACCCACTCTTCGAATCGCTTCTTGGTGTCTGCGAACTCGAACTTGAGGTAGTAGTCGACGTCGTCTGGGTTATCTTTTGCCCAGTCTGCCGCTTTGAAGTTGAACGGGTGTTCGTCTTCGAACTTGGCGGAGCAAGAATCGCATCTGCCATTGAATGGAGGAAGTGCATCTCCATGGTTCCCACAGTGCTGACAAGAATAGCGAGGCTGCGAGAGGAACGGTTGTGCGAAGTCCAGAGGAGGAGGAGCATAACTGATCTCGTCGTTTAGAAAGCAGGCCGCTACATACCTGCCAACCTCGTCCGAGAAATCTTCCTTTCGAATGTCATTGATAATATCGACGCCAGCCATGAGAAATGGGACGTCACACGGCTGAATGAGCCCTGGATGGGCAATGGCGCCATTCAACGTGTGGATCGTATTCTCGAAGATCTCCCACTGTTCCCAGGCCGCATCAATGATGTGGAGAGTCATGGTTGACATGATCTTCACGCGGTTGATGTCAGCAATGCTAGTGTTGAAGGTCTTCTTGATCTCTTCGAATACAGTCTCTTGGTCCCACTCGAACCACTCCAGTCCAAACGTCTTGATGAGGGCCAGATCTAGGACGTAGGGATGAGCCTCTGGATGTGAGAACAGATTCGATTTGGTCACCTGACGGAAGAAGATCTGAGAGGTCTTGTCTACCGCCTGTTCATCTTCCGTAGGTGGAGGCTCCCTAGGATCCTGACCGAGCTTCTCGAGCTCATCTTCTGGTTCCTCTACATTGTCATAGACAATGGGAAGTGCGGGATCTGGAACCGATGCCTCTTTATGAAGCTTCGTTCCAATCAACCCCTCATAGAAGAGATCTTCGGGAGTCTTTTCGAGCATCGAATACCGAGTCTATCCTACTCGGTACCGGTGCCGCTGTATCGGTCCATGGCAAGACGACCGAGAACGAGCTGGTTCGGCTTGGGTAGGGCATTGAAGAACGTCTTGGGCTCTTTGCAGAACCCATCCGCGAACTTGTCTCCGAATGCCCTCTTCACAATATGACGCCCGTTGGTAGCGAGGTTATCGAGGTCTCCCTCACAAATCCGGACGCCATTCTCATCCCAACGCCACTCTTCTTCGGCAATCTTGTCCATCGTGGTGCCGTAGGTAGAGCTGTACGGGTCGGGGATTTCTCCATCCCAGAACCTGTTGAGGTGCTGTGACCGGTCGAACGCCTCCAGAGCATCTGCGAAGGTCTCCGGCTTCACGAAGGCTTGTTTCTCGAGGAGGGTATCGAGCACGGGGTGGAGATCATCGCTGACGTACCTCTTACGGAAGTTCACGAAGGAGGAAACTGCATCTCCGTAGCCTTCGGCAGCGTACTTATTGATTTCTGGAGAGACCTTGATTCCAAGCTCGTTCATGCGAGCTGCCAGCTTTACACAGTAGGTTCGCCGGTCTTTGGGAGCGAACGAAGTCTCGTGCTCCTTGAAGTACACCTGCGCGACCTTCACCTGTTCGAAGGAATCGACTGGGTACTTTCCGTTTAGCAGTGTGTGCTTCACCGAAGCCGTCTTCTGCATCACGCCGTATCCTGGCTCCCACTCAGCAACATCGACATATGGAGAAGTTCTCCAATTCTTCTTTCGTGTTTCTGCTGTGGGACCGAACATATTGAAGGTTTCCTCATCAGCACCGAACATCGCATGCCGTTCGTGAGCAAGTTTCTCGTTGTCGATGCTGGTGCCTCTGGAATCCGAGAACCGTTCTTTGGTCGAGAATGGCGGAGTCTCGAGGAAGTTCGATCCTGCGACCGATTCCATATTGGTCCGCTTGCGAACGTCCCTGTTCTCGTCACCTTTACCGAGCTCGGGGTTGTTTTCACTCTCCCCCTTGTTCATGGCTCGACGAACAGCAGGGTTCTGTGACTCTGAGAGTCCGCTGATACCACTGCTGGCTGCGAGCTTGAGCTGCTGCGGAACATCCAGATGGAAGCGTTCACAGGCTTCGATGAGATTCTGTGCAGCAATTTTCACCGCACGAGTGGGAAGAAGATGCGCCTGCTTCAGAAGGTACATCACCGAGAGAACTGTATTGCCCTTGTCGACAGTGGCGTACTTTCGCATCTTCAGCCCGTGATCCATCAGGACGAGAGCATAGTTGTCGTCGGGAAGACGAGCTGCTCGTTCTGGGTCTACACGCTCTGCCGACTTGATGAAGTCGGGGATGTTTTCGACGGGAAGTAGAGAGCGAATTAGCGCCCCATCTACGTCGTCATATGAATCGATCACCAAGCCTGCGAACTTATTCATCTTGTGCTCCAGCGTGGGACTCTCTGGTCATCCTATGGTTTGTTTAGAGAAATGGGAAGCCAAACATCGGATTCCCAAGGGATAAGACTGTACGCAGGCAGATTTGCCTGACGTTTCTTTTGCAAGGAGTGAGTTCTTGATCGAGCAGAAGCCGCCTTCGGCTCCCGTGTGTTGGGGACGACAGTACGACGATAACGACAAGGAGTGCACGAACCAGTGTGAGTACCGACTGACCTGTAAATCTGCCTTCTTCAGAGGAAATTCAACCCCTCCAGGAGCGATATCTCTACCAATGTATCCGACACAGCAACCACCGTTCTGGCAGG